AGATATGGGTGTGTGTAGGACATCTGTTGCAACAATGCAGTGTGGATCTATTGATTTCACAGGTATTTATGAGCAGGGTGGTGACTTTACTATTGATGATTTAAGAGATATATTCAGAGGTGGGAATATTATTAATTGGAAAATATCATCATCAGATGGTGGTTATATTCATGATGGTGAGGGATATTTCTCAGCACTATCTGATGCTTCTGAAATGGATTCTTTTGTATCTTTCTCAGGGTCAATTCAAATAAGTGGTAATATAGGATTGACTGCATTTTATGATGGTGATGTATTCTATGCTGATGGTTTCTATGATAGTGGATTCTATGAGGGGGCAAGTTAAAAAATAAATTATGTTATTAGGAAGTTCTAGGATATTATACATTAAAGATACTACATGGAAAGCTATTGGGTGTGAAACTTCAAACAGTTTATCTGAGAGTATAAGTCTATTTAATAGTACGCAATCAAGTACTACAAATGGATGGACAAGTTTCAGGACAGGTGCTGTTGAGTATAGTATATCATTTGATGGTATAATTGATTCTACAAGTTCTTTTAATTACTTTGACCTTGTAGCTTTAAAGCGTGCTAGGACTAAGATTGAATGGAAGATAGAGTCTGCTGATGACGTATATAGACAGACTGGATTTGGATATTTTTCAGACATATCAGAAAGTTCGCCTGTTGATGGCTACGTTTCTTTCTCAGGTAATATAACTGGTTATGGTAGCATAACATCAGAAGAAATAACACCTTAGATTATGGTAATACTAACATGGATAGCAGCAACAGATAGGTCTGGTACAACATCAGATATTAACACTCATTATAGTATTTTCTAATGGATATATGTAAAAAGTTAATAGAGTTTGAGGATGAGTTGAAAGCTGACATGAAGTACTTATCTAATGACAACGACTTAATATTAGACTCCTTCCAAGACGCTTACATTAAACTACATGGCTATGGTGAGAAGCGTAAGAAGTTCTATGGCACTGATGCCTCTATCAAATCCTTACTAAAATTTGTATGTAAGAATATACTAATAGATAAGCTAAGAAAAATACAAAGAGACAAGATAGACCCTATTGACAATACGTACACATTCATAGACTACAATACGCCAGAGGACTATCTAATTGAGAACGAGCAAGCACTTGACGACCCGTATGTTGCTAAAAAGTTAAATGATGCGTTTAGTAAGATGAGCCATGAGATGTACATGACTTATAAATTGCGTCAGAAAGGGATAAGATTTAAGGATATTGCTTACTTAACAGACACCTCTATGAGTACTTCTTTAGGCAGGAATAGACACGCAAGGATAAGGATAGAGAACGAATTTAAAGAAGATAAGTAACCTAATTATAGTGACCTTGTAGCGCAGAGTAATCGAAAGGTGAAGAAACGAGTATGGACACATTAGATTTAAAGGTATGAGAAACGTTATGGAGAAAGTTAAGTCGTCAGGTTGGATTCCTAACCTATTGACACCAGCATTATTGATAGTTATTATATTTAATACAGTTAAAATAACAGCGTACATATCTGAAATTGAATCAAGAACATTATCCAGTGTTGAAATGAAGGTTAGGTTAGAGGATCACATGGCTACATGGACACCTGTAAGACAAGAAAAAGCATTTGAGAGATTAGCTCAAACAGAAGAGGCTATCATAGAATTAAAGGAAGCCGATAGAATATCTGAACTTGATCGCAAACAGATTAAAGAATCGCTTGCTAGGATTGAAAAACTACTCAAATAATTTAGTATCTTTACATAAAAATAAATATTATGGACAACTTTAAAAGATTATGGATGTCTGCCGTAGGTGGATTTGTTATTGGTATGTTATTAGCTTTCTTTACATCAATCAACCCTTTTGTAGTATTAGTGGCTATTATATTCTCAGCAGCAGTTATTTATTTTGCAACAGGCATTAAGAAAAGTGATGGAGGATTTAACAACCCAGGATTTTAGTTATGAAAAAGGGAATGAAGTTTTATAACGATAAAAAGTTTTGGTATATGGCAGCACTATGGATTATATTTGCTTTAATTGTTGTTGTCGGATATATATCATGGAAGTACTAATTTACTTATCAATCTTCTCAATCCTACTGTGCTTTAAGCTATGGTGGGATTGGAGGGCTAAGACTAAGAAGAAGCGTATAATCAATCACTTTAGAAGTGCATTAATAGATGGGTTAATATATGGAATATCAGGCTACTTACTCTTTGGTTGGGGATTTATCGGTTGGTTCGTATTGGCTATTGGATTACGATGGATATTGTTCGACCTCTTTTTCAACCTTATCAATGACTGGGAATGGAATCATTACGGTTCTTCCTCAAAATTGGACAAGTTCTTACTCAACTTAGGTGACTTCCATTTAGTTCCCAAATTGGTAACTTTAGCATTAGGTATTATTTTAATCATATTCACATGACAGTATTAGAGATGGCGTTAAGCCAGTACGGTATTAAAGAAATTGTAGGCAAGAAACACAACCCAGAGGTATTAAAATACTTTCATGATATGGGTCATGATTGGGTAAAGGATGATGAAACAGCTTGGTGTTCAGCTTTCATTAATTGGTGTGCTATGTGGGCTAATAAACCATTTAGCGACAAGTTAAATGCTAGATCATGGTTAGATGTAGGTGAAGCAGTAGAAGTGCCTCATATTGGCGATGTGGTAGTCTTATGGCGTGAGTCTCCTGGTAGTTGGAAGGGTCATGTAGGTTTATTCATTCGTGAGGCTGGTGATTACATATATATCTTGGGAGGTAATCAGAACAACTCTGTAAGTATAAAGGCTTACCCAAAAGCTCAATTATTAGAATATAGACGATTATAATGGGAGAGCCAGAGGATTTTAAGAAGAAAACAACAGTAACATATGGTTTAATCATTTATGTTGGAGTTGTCATGGGAGCAATGGGTTATTTATTTGCAAGTATGGAGCATAATGACAGACAGGCTGTTAAAAGTGCTTTAGATAATAGAGAATACACAGAGCAAGAGGTTGGAGGTTTGAGATCAGATTGGGAACGTCAAAATGAAATTGACTTAGGTAGGTTTAAGCAGCTTGAGGAAAGGATAAAAGAGTTAGAAGATAACCATAAAAAGTAATACTATGAATCCAATAATAGATGCACTGTTTAGTGGTGGAGGTAAAGCGTTAGCAGGGCCTATTGAGGCGATTGGTAATGTATTAGATAAGTTATTCACCTCAAAGGATGAGAAGTTGTCTAAGGAGGAAGCTATGATGCGTCTATTACAGCAACCATCTATTGCTCAGACAGAGATTAATAAGGTAGAGGCTGCTTCAAGACATTGGTTCGTTGCGTCTTGGAGGCCGTTTATAGGATGGGTATGTGGATTAGCACTGTTCTACAACTTTATCATTCGTGATATTACTGCGTGGATATTGTCAGTTAATGCACCAGATATGATACCCCCTCCAGAGTTAGCTATGGAACACTTACTCACTGTGTTAATGGGTATGTTAGGACTTGGTACTTTAAGGACTTACGAGAAGATAAAAGGTAAGGCAAAATAAACTACTTTAGCCTTATTAAATAATCATTATGAAAGAAACAAGACCACGTTTAAAAGGTAAGATTCGCAAAGCCTATGAAAATCTTATCAAGGATGAAAACAGAGTATTAGTAATTGGAGACTTACATGAGCCATTCTGTTTAGATGGCTACCTAGAGTTCTGCAAGACTACATACAAAAAGTATAACTGCAACAAAGTTGTATTCATTGGGGATTTAGTGGATAACCATGCAAGTTCTTATCATGAGACAGACGTAGATGGTTTGTCTGGTGGTGATGAGCTTGACTTGTCCATTAAGAAGATAAGGGGATGGTATAAGGCGTTTCCAGAGGCTGATATGTTGTTAGGCAACCACGACAATATTATCATGCGTAAGGCACAGACAAGTAGCGTTCCTAAGAAGTGGATAAGAAAATACAAAGATGTGTTAGAAACTCCTAATTGGAACTATGTACATAGGGTAGAGATAGATGGCGTAGCTTATGTTCATGGTATAGGATCAAAGGCTCACATAAGAAGTGTAAAGGATATGCAATCAACAGTACAGGGCCATCATCATACAGATGCTTACGTACAGTGGAAAGTTGGTAGCAATAATAAGATATTTGGTATGCAAGTTGGTTGTGGTATAGACAAAGATAGTTACGCTATGGCTTATGGTAAATGGTTTCCTAAGCCTGCTATTGGTGTTGGTATAGTAATTGGAGGTCACACTGCTTTCAATGTACTTATGGACTTATAGGTTTTGTTTTCATTTTTTGTTTTGTTTTTGGGGGTTGCGTTTTCGTAGCCCCTTTTTTGGCTAAATGAAAAAAAATACGATTTTCCTTGCACAGTAAATTTATTATATTTACTTTTACTTCAAATTAAAATATATATCATGAATAACACAATAGTATTAATCCGAGAAGGTAAAGATTTTAAAGTAATTTATCCTAAAACAAAGAAATAATGAAAAAATCACAAGTAACATTAGACGCATGGGAACAAGAACTTCCTAGAACACTATACAATAGGCTTAAGCCTCAGTATGAGAAGAAATTAGAGGCACTAGCCACTACATACCCTATCACCTACAAAGTTATATCAAGAGAATTTAGAGACAATACGATCATTCTTGATTGCGACTTCAATGTATTAGATGCTTGTCGTGTGATGATGGGTTGGGATTTAAACAATTTATACGAATATTTTAACGCACCATCATGAGACAGACAAACATATACGACTTCTTAGAAGATAAGGATTGGATTGACAAAACATACATAGTTTATAAAACATTTCATAGAGGTGAGTGGACAGAATATTCACCTAAGTTCCTAACACTTGAGGATGCTATGGAATGGCGTGTAACAAAAGGAGAGCAACTGTGTGACGTATTTGGTAGAAAGCTAAAGAAATTCACTTGCAGACCCTCTGATCACAAAGAATCTTACTACATCACTTACATTGTTGGTAATGAAGAAAAGACTAAGCTAGTTCCAGGTGAGGACTTCCACGATGCTTGTGATAACTTACTATTATTTATGGATGTTGATAGTATTGCACTTGGATTTAAAAATAAATGATTAACTTAGCAAAAATATAAATTATGAAAGAAAACACATTTTACGAAAACCTATTCGCTGCCAAGAAAGAGATAGGTAAGATTAGCAAGGACAGTACTAACCCTTTCTTCAAGAGCAAGTACTTTGACATTAACGCACTACTAGAACACGCTGAGCCTATACTATGGAAGCATGGACTGTTTGTTGTTCAACCAATAGAGGAAGATATAGTCACAACAAAGATTATGGATGAGAAAGGTTTTGGAATTGCCTCTGGCATGAAGCTACCTCAACTATCTGATCCTCAAAAGATGGGTTCTGCCATCACTTATTACAGAAGATATACACTTCAATCACTACTAGCCTTACAAGCTGAGGATGACGATG